GGCCGAACGTTTACGCTGCCTGGCACGCCGAATTCCAAATCACCGAATTGCGTTTGCGGTACATCTTCGTTTTCTACCCCTTTTAAAAGTTCTATCCCATCTGCGATAGCCTGGAGTTTCGTCATTGCTTCGCGTTCGTAGGTTTGTTGTTTATCGTAGAGAAAGTTCGAAGCTGAGTCTGCGGTATATAATTTACACGCCTGTATGATATACGCAGTTGCTAACCGGTTTGCGATAAAATGTATCTCTGGTGGCACTGCAGTAAAAGGAAGTTTGAAACGATGAAAAATCATTCCATTGATAAATGTTCCTGCGTCGAGCAGCATATTCTTTGCGAACGTCGTGCCGCATTGCGCGCTGCCTGATGTTCCAATAAAAATTGCTCCGCTAATTGTGCCTCTTGGCCGCGGATTTAATAATTGTTTAATTACTGGTATTGTGCCATACATTGAGGGTCCTCCTTCATTTTTTGAGAAGTTTCTTTTCCCAAGAAAGAAAATAACTCATGTCTACCATCACTTAAACCAACTCGTTTATAATAATATTCTTGTCCATCGACTTCATACTTCAAGGCACCCATCTTTCCTGAAGCAACAAAAATTACGCCGTCTCCAGGGCCACCTACTAATCTGATTCGCTTTCCACCTTTAATTTGTTTGCACGGTTTCAACATTTTTGAGCACAAATGTTTTCTTTTGGATATTATTTTTCTTTTCTAGTTCTATTGCTTTAATTTCTTTTTCATTCTTCTTAATTAATGTTTTTGACGTAATATCTATTCGTTGTATATTTAAGTCCATTGGAAATGGTTCATTTTTTAACCATACAGCATTTTTTCCGTGGTTTAAAAAAGGCAATTCTTTATGTTTTTCTAAATATCTTTTAACGTAAGTATCATCAGAACATGCAAATTGAATGTCTCCGTTATCATTATATATGATAAGCATTTAATAATCCCATTCTTTTATTATAACAGAAACTATGCTTGTTTGTACACCAATTGTCGTTGATACAAGTCCATTAAGATTATAGGCTGTGACAGTTGCTTCTGCTGATTTATCCCATATATAATTAGCTACAGCTGGAAGTATCCTTATTGATTTATATAGGTCATCGCTACGTAGCCTCCAGTGTGCAAAAGCTGAAACTCCCAATAAAGCATCCCATGTATTTATATCGCCTAACGTACAATTCCCTGCTGTCCAAGTAGACATAACTTCAGTTGTTGGATCCATTGTATAGTATGTAGCAGCACTATTAGCATACCAACAAGCCATATAAAACTGTGGGGCGGATCCAAAGGCACCATAAGCTACTGTTGCTGTAAGTCCCCACGTTCTTGGAATGGAAATCACAGACAAATTAGCAGCGGGAATATAAGTGTTCCCAGGTAAATCGATATCGAATCCATAGGTGTCATCGCCATTTAATTCCGTTGGGCTAGCATATATTCCTGATGAGACTATAGATCCCACTAGAGGCGTTATTTTGGCTGTTTTTCCATCCGCATTCGTAACTCTTAATGTTCCGGTAAATATAGTATTCGCGATAATTCTGTCTTCGCGTTCGGCAACAGCTTTTTTGATATGTCGAATAGATGGACTAATATACCTTCCTCTAATTGCCATTAAATTTTTTCTTTCTCTATCTTTACTCTTCCGGCCATTCTAGAAATTCTAGTACCACAAACTCCGCATTCCCCCATTAAATGTATCACGCCTTTAGCGCTTTGCGATACTTGCGGATTCCTTATTTCTCGTTCGACTTTGCATTTAGGGCACCGGCCGCGTTTCTCGGGTGCTAAAGTTGCGCTGACGACTGCTTTCTCAATTTCCGGTACGGATGAGGGAGCTGAGAATTTATCGACTATTTTTTCTTCTTGCTGCGGAGGGACTTCTTCTCTTGTGGCTTCGATGACTCCCATATCTAGTGCCTGTTTTGCTTCGTCTGGAGTCATCTCTACGATTGAGCCAGTTGGGTATTCTGCATTGTTATGGATTAAAAGCGACTTCGTTTTGTACTTTGCCATGGTTCCTCCTTTGGTTTATTTAACTACTAGTTTGACTACTTCGTCAAGAACATTTTTCGTCTTGTCTAAATTTTCAGAAATGCGTATTTTTAAATAATTTTTTAATATCATAATTTTTTGTTGATACGCTTCTGCGCTAACATTTTTCAAACATTCTATCTTTTCCAAGATACTCTTTACAGAATCGCATTGCCAGCAGATCACGTCATTCGTCAAAGAAAGGTTCGCAGCAATCTGAGGTGAAACAATTGGAATCGTTCCTAAGATTACACTTTCCGCAGCGGCGTAGGAGAACGATTCTGTGAATGTACAGTGAAGCGTAATCGCCAGTTTGCTTATCAGACTATAATATTCTGGGTCCGGAAGCCATCCGACCGTCTTTATCCCGGGACAATCATATGGAAGATTGGTATAGACCTTCATTTTTGAGTTTATTGCAGCTAATATTTGATTGAACGTGTTCTTACGCGCTGAGTTTGGCAAGAAGATTCCTATTGACTCATATTCTTTAGTTTCTTGTTTTGTTTGTTTTAGGATATATTCTTCAGAAAATGGATATGGACAGTAGAAAGCTTTTTTAGATTGAAAATATTCTGCTACGTCAGGCCAACCGGCTAGGATTGCTTTAATTTTACCTTCTTTTAAAAGTCTTTCTATTTCTCCGAGATTATCTATTTCTATTCCTTGATAAGAAAACTCCATTTGTCCGAAAGTGGATGTTAAGTATACAATGCACCGGTTTTTTTCTAAATAGTTTTTATAGTAGTAATGCCAGGCGCCCAGAATTACTAGGTCGTTCTCCGGCAGTACTTGTCTTACGTTATGATATTCCCAAAGTCCTAGTTTTTCTCCGTGTTTAAATACAGCACTTACACCTGGGTATTCTTCCGGGCATACGGCAACGATTTTAGGTGGCATGTCATTATCTCCTTTACTCTATGGTAATATGTATGTTTTTGAAGAATTTCTGTTCTTGCACTTTGGCAAATATGTTTTCTTATATTCTTATCTTCAATTGCGGATCTAATTATTTCTTTTAGTTCATCTAGGTTTTCGTAAACGCCTAGCCATTTCAGTGGTAAACCTGGAATTCTATCTGTGACCAGATATCCTCCAGCTGCCATTACCATATATATTCGTTGCGAGAAAGTTTTTTCATAGATTGGCCATTCGTTTGATGGCGTAATGTTCAAAATAACTTTCGCAGAACTGCATACTTTATTAAATTCATCTAAGTATACTGGGTACCCTGGCATAAATCGTGTATCCCAACCGTTCCCAAAAACTTTCAAATCAAAATCTTTTTTTAATTCCAGCAATATTTCTTCGCGGCCAGGCTTCCATGATCCTATGAACGCTACATCACAGGCATATTTAGGTTCAAAAATTGTCGGGTGATATACCGATGGATCCGTGGCTTGGGGCATAAAGAATGCGTTGATGCCAAGTTCGCGTAATTGTTCTACCCAGGGATAACATGTTAATAAAACTTTATTGTAAACAGAACATTTATCTATTAAATCTTTAGTTAAAGTATGGCTGTCAAAATCAAAATGCCACAGAATTTTCCTGGCTTTCGTTTTTCTTAGAATTTCAGGATAAATACTTTCTCCTTTAACAACAAATATTACATCATCCCAACTGTAGTTTTCTACCATATCAAATATCCCAGCGTTCATCGAATCTATCTCATATTCTCGATAAGATATTGCTTCGACTTCTAATCCTAAATTCCTCATAGCTTTCAAGATTAGCCAGGCAGTTGATTCGGGGTTTTCCAAGGGTGCTATAAATAATATTTTCATGTTATTAAATCGTTTAGAAATAAAAATTCTTTGTTTTTAAAAAATTCAGAGAGATCGTCATAGATAAAATGAATACAGTCAGCCGATATTCCATTAGTATGAGTTTGTACTAATGTTATTAAAGAAAGTTCTCTCTTGGGTTCGACATCGTTTAACCAGATTATTTCTTTTTCATTACACAAAAATTTTATATGGTACTTCTTCAGGACATCGAGTGTGGCTCCAATATAATGATACCCGGGTGCTTTATATCCAAAGTCCTGTTTGCATATTTTTTTCAATAGTTGACTTCCTTTTTCTATTAGTTTTTCCTGTTCTTCTTTTTCTAGAGTACATTCCGGAGGAAATGTATGCGCAAAACCATGCAGATGTAATTGGACCCAACCTTTTACTGATTCATACCAGTCGATAAATTCTTTATTATGGATATGTTCTGCGCTTTCTTCAAACCAGTAAGGTACTACGAATGCATTAAGTTTTAACTCTGGATAAAGATTTCTTAGTAATTCCCAGTATTGCCAATACTTTTTTATTGTGCTTGGCCGTATATCATCTGTGCAGACTATTAAATATTCTTTATTCCCCATGCGAACCAGTTGTTGTAGTTCCCTCCAGGACTCCCGATTTTTTTTACTTCTTTGACTTCGAAGTTCGGAAATTCCTGGAATATCTTTTTAATGTCTTCTTCTGTTTCAAATGTCTTTAAATGGAATGGATCTTCACAAGCATTCTGGTATGGAACAGTAAGCAAGAATCTTCCTGATGGTTTTAAGACTCTCATAAGTTGTCTTATCAGTAGTTTAGAATCTTCGAAATGTTCAATTATCTCTCCAGCCCAGACATTGTCGAATGAATTTTCTTGGAACTCCGTTTCAAGGTTTGTCGCATCGCATATTTTTGTTTTTACTTTCTGAGAGACTCCGTTTTTTTCCGCCAATGCAACTACTAATTTAAGGTATTCTTCTGCTATATCAATACAAGTTACATCGTATCCTTCCTTAGCCATGAACAGAGCAAAAATTCCAGTAGAACTGCCGACATCCAATACTGTTTTACCGGTTAGGTTTTGTAATAACGGAATTACTCTAAAGTGGAATAGCGTAGTCCCCGGATTTAACCGATATTTAAAATATTCAGCGTCTATTAAAGCGTCGAGGTTGTATGCATCGGCTAACGTATTTATTCCTTTTGCGCATTCTTTTTTCATTTCTGCCTTCAAATGATTTGCTATTGTTTCAACGAACAGATCGTTTAAATGAATGCTCTGGTTTATCGCAGAATACCTGAGTCCGAGTATCGCCTCTTTGAATATTACTTTTCTTCTATACGATTCATCATTTATGATTTTTTCTATTTTACTTTTCAAGTCAGCGATGTCTTCGAAGTATTCTACGTTTTCTCCGAACAAATATTTAAAAACTGGAAGAGGCGAAGCGAGAACAGGAGTACTTATCGTAGCTGCTTCGACGATTGGTAAACCAAACCCTTCGTATCTTGACGGCACAACAACTACTTTCGCTAATGAAATCATTTCTCCTTTATCTCCATCATTGGCGTCTTCAACTATCTCTAAAAGAACGTTACGTTCTTTAGCGAATTCCAGCAACTTTTCTTTATATTCTCCGTTTCCTATAATAATATATTGAATACTAGTTTCTTTAAGCGCTTCGATTACACTCTGAAAACTTTTATGAGGGACATGGCGCCCGATTGAGAGAACGAATGGCAGAGTTTTAAGATATTTTCTGGATCCATTTTTCGCAAGAAGCAATTTTATAGTATCTACTCCGGGAGGATAAATTTCTATCTTTTTTGTTACTCCGCACATCAGGAGTTGCTCGAGTGCGATTTCGCTAGGGACCGTGATGATGTCAACGTATTCTTCGATTATCTTAATTTTCGCTAGATAGTGATTTCTCCATTGAATATCGATAAACCGTTCAGGCAACCATCCCCAGAAATTCATGATGAATGGTACATTCGGATTTTCAAGTTTTGCTTTCATTCCGTTTTCTAATTGGCTTTCAGATCCGCAATATATTATGGCAGGATTATTTCCTTTTCTCCATCCATTGTATTCTATGTACCTACGCATTATCGACGATATGTTTTCTCCGCCCATATCAGGCGGCGAGAACCAAAGCATTTCGCGCAAGTTAGGTATTTTCATTTATCTCCTACAGCTAGTATTCCGTATGGTATAAATTTTTCAGTATCAAAGTTTAGCAATTTACGCATAGGTTCGTTGAGATCTATATTATTTCTTAAAATATAATCAAGGTCCCACGCGATAGCTTCACTCCAGTCAAACGTATATTCTATTTTAGAATTTTTAAGATTCTTTTCAAAGAATTCTTTTATATCCCAGGGATTGAATCCTTCGACAATATGTCCTGCATTTTTTTCTGGTTCAATCATTACATGAGTTTGGTTTCTATTCGGTACATGGATAATTAATTTTCCTTGATCTTCTATTAGAGTGATTAAGTAACTCAGAACATCAGAAGGATGCTCAAGATGTTCTAATACATCAACGCACAGAATCAAAGAATATTTGCTTTTTATTTTTTCCCGATCTACAGATTTATCTAAATCTATTTGCATCACCGAATTTTCTATCGGAAGAAGATCAATTCCTTGATAATGATATTTATGCGCTAAAATAGTATCCCAATAAATCCTATCTCCACATCCAACATCAAGACAAAAGCGGTTTGGACTTGTAGCAAAAGGCATATTTTTTTCTACATACTTCATTCTTATTTTGTCTCCAATATACATTCTTTCAGTGCCTCCAATAGTTTTGTTGCTATGATTTCGTTTGAGTATTCTTTTGCTTTTATAAATCCAAGATCAATCATTTGATTTCTAAGTTCTTTATCAAAGACAATGCTTTTCAATACGGTTATAAATGATTCTAAATTGTTTTCGTCGCAATGCGCAGCTGTTCCGATTCCTAAGTATTCTAATATTGCGCCGCAACGCGTAGTGATGACTGGTAGGCCACATGCCATCGCTTCTAAGTTAGCATAGGATCCGCTTTGTTCTTTCCATGTCGGAGTGGTGATTGGCAACGATGCAAATATTCTTCCTTCGCAAAGCAGCTTAGGGATTTTTTCATATTCTATACCCTGGATGATTTTTAACGAGCAATTAAGTTCTTCGCATCCTTGTTTTATAATTTCGATTCCTTTCTCAGCTACAGGCCGGCCGCAGAAAACCACATCGTATTTCTTCTCTATATTATAAAAAGGTTTGAAGTAGTCTAATTCAATTCCTACTTGCGGAATAATTCTACATTTCTCTTGATGTTTCTTGGGGATAAGCGATTTCGCTTCTAAGTTTCCGCAAATGATTTGTTTTGCTTTATGTAATATTACAAATTCTGCATCTGATTTAGGCGGAAAAATATTCTCCCATATGAATACAATAAAAGGAATATCTCTGTCTGTTGCTGCGCTTAATGTAACTAATGTCTGAAAAGCTCTTAGTTCTGCCTGACAATAAATTATATCTGGTTTGATTTCATCGATTACTTCTTCAATTCCGTTGAGAAAATAATTAAAAATGTCTCCTTCTCTGACTACTGGTAGACCGATAGTTGAAAAAGTTTTGATAGCCATATCTTTAAGATACAAGTTTCCCCATTTATTCGGGCCTACGATGGTGCAATGCCCAGCGATGCTGCCGAGCTTGCGGAAAAACCATTGCTGCCTGGGATGACAACAACTATGCGAGACAACGAGGATTCTCATTTTAACGCCTCCTCCACAGCATCCCAGAATTGCGTAGTAGCTTTACGCAACTCGTCCGCTATGACTTCTGGGCTTTCTTTGAACCACGGCCAGCTGGCCGCGCCCATCAGTTGATTAGTGATTACTTTGCAACCGGACAATTTCGCTTCCGTAACGGTTCTGTTAAATGGCTGCGGAGTCGACGGGAGTTCTATATAATATTTATACATGCGATAAACTTTATGCATCTGGTCATACGTCTGCGGAGGAAGTACGAGCATATTCCCGGGTAATTCAGGTTCAGGTTCAGGGCTGACTACATGGAATAATATATCAGGATGCAATGTTGCGTAAGTAATTAAGTTGTCTCTTCCTTTGAATGGGAATAACGAGTTTACGGATAGATACGCTTCTTGGCGCGGGTTGACGTCTTTCCCTAAAAACTTTTCAGGGTTTATCGCAGACGGTATCAACACGTATTTCTTTTCCGCTAATTCCGGTAATGCTACGAGCGCTGCGTTTCTGTGCAGCGGAGATAGCCATATTAATAATTTTGCTTTCATAAATAGTTCAAGCCACCATTTTGAACTTTCACACGTCCCGCAATGCTCGAGCATCGGATAGAATAATCTATACTTGCAGAAAATGTAGTCGTGAAAGAAAAATACAGTTGGTGCTGAGTTTACCATATCCGACAAACGTTTCTTATCAAATGATACACAATTTGATACTATCAACGCCTCCGGCTGTGAGTATGGCGTCTGCGGGTTGACTAAAAACAAATCATGCCCGCGTTTAAGCCCTTCTCTGAAATGCGCAGCATCATTCATTTCTGCGCCACCAGGGTACGAAAAGACGTCGTAGTCTTGTAAAAATGCTATCCTCATTTTCCTAATTCTCCTTTCCAGTATTCTACCATGTCTCTGATAGTTGTTTCTAACGGTATCGCTGGTTGCCACCCGGTTTCTTTTTTAAATTTAGTGCAATCACCGATTAGGATCGGCACATCGCTTGGCCGAAATAACGAATTGTCTCTTATTACTTTTAGTTCTTTTTTTAAGATGCTTCCTATCATGGGAATTAAATCGTTTATTTTAACACCTTTTTCTGAACAGATGTTATACACTTGTCCTGCTTCGCAGTCGCGTATAGCTAACCAATATGCTTTAACCATATCTCGGACATCAGTGAAATCGCGGATTGTTTCTGTGTTTCCTGTATTTATAATATCCGACTGTAATGCTTGAATTATAAAGTTACTAATTACATATTGTCGTCCTCTCCGCGGGCCTTCGTGATTAAATGCCCGGGTTACGATTGTATGAAGCCCGTAAGAATAATTGTATTGCTGCGCCAGTAAGTCAGCTGCGACTTTGCTTACTCCATACGGAGACATCGGTTTTAGAAAATTGGTTTCTTTTATCGGTATTTCATCAGGTTTTACGAAACCATACTCTTCGCTGGTACCGGCTACGTGGATTATGCAATTTAGTCTTAACGCTTTCACGCTTTCTAAGACGTTGAGCGTCCCGATGACATTAGTAGTGAAGGTATCTTGTGGAGAATTCCAGCTTGTTGGAACGAACGACTGCGCAGCTAGATGGAATATTATATCCGGATTTATTTCTTTAATTATTCGATATACAGATATGTAATCTAAAACATTGCAGTCTAGTATCGTTATACTTTTTTTACACAATCTTAAGTTATCTAAACTGCTTCGCGGCCGTGCAGCTCCGAATACTTCGTGTCCTAGTTTGAGCATATACTCAGCTAAATGTGAGCCTACGAAGCCAGTAATTCCTGTAATTAATATACGCAAATGTTCTTCTCCATTTCTTTTGTTTTCTTAGACACCTGAGGTACTGCGAGGCACCGTTTTTCTATTTTTAATCTTATCTGATCCAGGATCCGCATCCATTCCTGGATAATCTTCGAATCCCAGCTCCAGAGATAATGAGCCATGTCTTGTAATTCTCGTTTATTATATTCTAAATTATATATTGTCCATAGTTTCTCTGCAATATCCTGTTCATCCGGTATAGCCTTTATTTGTAATGACGGCGTAGTAAACCAGGTTTTTACTTTACACAACCCTCCTACCAGGACAAGCTCAGGAAAAGACATACAGTCAGTTGCTACTACGGGAATACCGCAGCCCTGAGCTTCAATTACTGGCAACCCAAACCCTTCGCCGTTCGTTGCTGATAATAGGACGTCGAAGGCATTGTATATCCTTGACATATGTTCTTCAGTAAATCCTTTTATTGTCAGGTATTCATTTGGAAATTTTACATGGTCTTTTAATCCTACAATTTGTACTAATGACGGTAAATGGAATGAGTCTGCGCGGTTAGCTTGAGTGTGGAAGTATACCTTAATATCTATCTGCGGATGTCTTTCTTTAAATATTGCTACTCCTCTCAGCTGTTCTTCGATTGCTTTACGAGTGAACTGGTTAGCTTGCACCATTCCTACTAAGAAACATTCTTTTGAGAACCCGAGTTCCTGTTTTAGTTTCTCTTTTGTTTCATTAATGATTCTGAAAATTTTGGTATCAATTCCATGATGTATACATGTAGCTTCGATTCCTTGTTTTTCGAGCAGCTCTTTTCCCCAGTTGCACATTGTAATTACGTGAGTTGCATATCGCAGACGTTCAGTAATGTCAAGACAGGGAGGCATCGAATCTATCGGCGCATAAGGCAACCAGTTGATTAATCCGGTACGGCATAATTCGTGTATCTTTTTCATCGGCCAGATATCTAATTGCGTAATTAAGATATCCGCTTTCCAATCCAGGTAATGATCATATATGATATCTTCACCGAAGAGATCTTCGAAACCAGGATATATTTTTAATCCCTGCCACTCAAAAAAGTAAGCCGACCGGTTCCCTACTGTCGCGAAAACCGCGACGTCGTGGCCCAGTCGGCTTAGTCTTGTACAGATTTCACGGCAACATTTGCCGTAACCTGAGTTTACGAACGGGGCATCTTTAGCGAAGAAAAGTATTCTCACTGTGCCTCTATTTTATACTCCTTATATTCTCGCTTGCCAATGTACGACTACAGTTCCCTGTTTATAGGAAGAAAGCCCGATTCTGAAACTACCTGGTCCGGTTGTTTTGCATAGAATCGGGATTGCTGTTCCTGCTGGAAGATTACTTGAACCTGTTCTAATTACAAGAAGCGGAGTTCCGGCAAAACTTCCACTAGGGAAACTTATGTATCGTACAGTACCGGCATTTCTTGAAAGTCGCAAGGTCCCACTGGCGAAATAAGGAGCGCCCTCAGAAAGTAATTGTTCTCTAGACTTTATTTGTGGCATTATTTCCTCCAGTGTTATGCAATAACGTTAACTAACATATACGCGCATTCATCGGCGATTTCTTTAACAACATATTTATCTTCAACTTCAACCATATCGCCTTTACGTGCTTCTTCTCTCCATTTCCTCGTGTTTCTGTACCCTGTTTCGCGGAAGATTATCCAAGGCGCTAATGATTTAATACCAACTCTATCTGGGATATAGAGAATAATCGCATGTTTTCCCCACACATATCCCATTACTTCCGTTACGCCTTCCCATGCTGCGTTCTTTGTAGCCTTTGCCTCTACGACAGTCAAGCCCAGAATTTTCGGTGGTAACCCTGCTTGTGTTAGAAGGTTTGGATCCGTGTACTTCCTTAAATCCTTGATGTCAGGATGCAAACTAAGCGTTTCTGCGACATCGCCAGGCAGGATTATTGAATTCGCTTCGCGGCCGATAAGGCTGCGTATCTTGGCTTTTCCTGTTTTAATGTTTGTTAACGGGTTAGAGTTTGAATAATCGTTCCACTGAGAAGTTCCTGATAACGTAGAATAGTTGCTGTTAGCGTATCTTGCAACGGTCGTCATTTCTGTCGCAACCAGGTCTTCTAACTGTAGAAGCATTAAATCAGTAATAAACTCTGTGGTATCAGCTTCGGGGTTAATAGCAGGATCACATTGCTTTCTTACATTGTCTGTCAGGATATCACTAAGAGCATAAGGGAGACAAGTATAAGTATCTTGTCCTACTTTTAAATGTACTTCATTGGATTTAGTTCCATCTACGCGATATGCATTTGGAACTTTGAACGCATCGCGGCCATAGGTAAAAAAGATTCCGCTTTCTTTACCTACTGGTACAACTTTGGCTACAAGTTCCGCGATGAAAGTATTATTCTTAAACGCTTTCGATAAATTGCTTAGCGCTGCGTCTATATGAACTTGGACTGCATCAATCATGATTCACCTCTCCTTTTTTTTAGACAGATTTTAATACACGCCCGGTCTTACCATTACGCTGATTAACGAATTCGGTGAACCTTTTCCTTCGGCGCGAACAATTATCCCGCCACCGATCGTTGTTCCAATGGCACCGCGGACAGCGACTTTTGTTTTTCCATCACTTGCAGGCCAAGCTATACCGCCCTGGATGATGCTGCCGACTGTTAATTGGAGTTTTACTTTAGCGATCCCGGCCATACGTATCACTACTTCTTTTCCACTGGCTGAGCAGCCGAGAATTGATACGCCTATAGGTATGGTTGATCCTTTCGTAGTTGATCCTTTTAATGTCCTAACCCTGTTGTTAATATCACTCAAGGAATTTGGCGTTCCTCCTGACATACGTACCCAAAGTCCGGTTCCAATTGATCCGGCGGACAGAAACGTTTGATCTAATAGGTATTGTTCCATGAATTTACCTCCGTGATTTAGCGTTGCAACTGTTTACTTTACTTTTCCAGCTCTCTTGAATTCCTGGAAACAAATATCGTACGCTGCTCTGTATTCTACTTCCGGATGGTCTTTTCTGTATTTATCTATAGCTACTGATAAATCTTCCGATAAGTCGAGAGTTTCTTTATGCGACAATTCTGCGAACATATTCATCGTAGGATTATTCTTAAGTTCCTCGAACAGGCTGATAAGCATATCATGCAAAGAGATCGTTGTCTCTTCAAACTTCAAGGATGTGTTTCGTCCTGCTACGAGCAATGCCTGCACAATTTTCTTCGCGGCCGGAGTGAGCAGTTTGAAACTTTCTACTAATGACGCGTCTTCTTGAAGTTCCACTCTTTCTCTATACGCCTTTAGAGCCTTGACTTCTTTTTGCAATTCTTCGAATTTCGTCGCATCCACATCTTCCTCCGATATTTTAATCGGCGCTCTCCCCGTTACTTTCTTGATGTAATTACCGAGCATCTCTACGAACTCCTTGACTCCTGTTGGGGTTTCCGCTTCCATCTGGACTCCGATACTTCTTAACGCTACTTTCATAGCTTTATCTACATCCTGGTATTTATCGTACGCTGCATTGAAGGCGTCGAGAAACGCTTTTTTCTGCTCTGGGGGAACGTTGGCTGGAAGTTTCAGTTTTGGTCTATTCCCATACATCTTGGTTCCTGCCACTGGATACTGTTCTTGGAACTGTTCAACTGTCATTTCGAACTTCTCTGCGAGTTCAACGATTTGCTCTTTGGTAAGATACTCTAACACAATATCGCCTTTTTTTAACTGGTCCAAGGTAATAGTGTCTAAGTCTTCCAACTGCAACTCATTGTTCTCGAGGATTTCTTTTTCTGTTTTTTGCATCGATTCCTCCTCATTTTGTATTTCTTCGAAGTTTACTGCGATAGGCTCTAACCCTTTTATGTGCGGGTAATTTGTGAGCGTTGCGGATCTGATTACTTCAAACATCTGGCCTGAAGCCGTGTCTACATAATCAGATACCACAGTCGGACTGATAAACTTAAGAGACCCGTTTTTTATACGGTCTCGGGTTACTGGATCTGTTAACTTTAATTTTCCGTACAGGTGGGATATCCCGTCTTTGACTGTTTCATACATACCTACAACCCAACCGGGCGTTTTTTCCGAATCCTGCGCGTGGTTAAATTCCAGCGGAAGTTCATACCCGCATATACCCCGGTTGAAGTTATTTATAAATGTCTTTATTCTTTCTTTTGTTACTTTAAACCATCCGTCAGGTGCAGCAGGATGTTTCCATTCTCCTTCTCTAAACAATTCTACGTCTGCTATTCCTTCTCCGTCAAACTCTAACGTATTGGGCAGCCGAGTTGTTATCCTGAACTTTTTCTCTGACATACGGTCTCCTTACAAATTCCACGATTTTTCCTAATGCATAATTTGCAGAACCAAAAACAATTCTTTGAACAGCAAAATTTACTTTCTTCTCGTCTCTTTCATGATTGCGGCACATTATTTGTATCCCAGATTTTATGAACGCTTCGCGGTCTGAGAATTTCGCTAACTGCTTACCGCATTCGCCGCATTTGAAAGAGTAAATTTTCTCTGTCATCTTGATGATAGAATAATACCAAATCTCGTTTTCTGTCAAGAACTATTTTTCTTCGGGTTTATCGAATATTTCAGGCAGGTCGGTAGTGTATCCTAAAGTAGCATCGCATTCGAGGCATTTTATTGTGTCTCCGTCGACGTATATTTGGGTGTTTATATATTTCCATTCATTACATATATGACATTTTATTCTAGAACGGTCTACAGAAAGATTCATCTTTGTATTAAATCTCTCACCATTTGCATTTGTATACTTATATGGTCTATTAAATCAGTTTTTAATTCAAGCAATTTTTGTTGATTCTCCAAACTGTAATCTTTAAATTTCAAAGAGATACAGTCTCTAATTTTATCCTGAGCTTCGTGACATTCTTTTTGTTTCACATACTTATTATTATTTCCATTTAGACTTATATTGATACCAAAAGGTAATTGCATAAGTTGCTCCTTTAGTATACCCAGGAAGATTTTTTATTCTCTCTGAAATCTCCTGCTTTTTTTAATTCGCCTTTATTGGGATCCTGCCAGATGACATACCCTTTTTCCTTTTCCGCTTTCTTTAACGATTCTTCATAATCCTGGTATTCGACATATGGCCGTTGATCGTTAGGTTTCCAAAAAGCATACATCATTTTTCCTTCACCAGCTCTCGTATAATGCGCTGGACGCGGGATATATGCTGCTATCCATCGTCCTTTAACCGTAGATTCTTGGTTCCATTTCTTCTCTGGATAGAGGAAGTATTCGTGGAAATCATGTTTCTGCGTACCGAATCTAACCGTGCCGCTGGAAACAATCTGGAACTCAGCTTCTTTATGCGCCGTGGCGCCAATACCTCCGGCAGGAACTTTACCTTTTACAGTAAGCCAGACTTTAGGTTGTACCAGCTTTCGTTCCGCAAGGTTCTGGTAATCTATGCCTTGCGACGCTGTCACTGGTTCTAAGAACTTATCGTGTTTAATATTTGCAAGAGATCCAGGTGTGTCTAAAGTCCAGCCTACTAAGTGATCGTTCATTTCCATTCTTAAATCTGTGTGTATAGAATTTCCACGAATATGATGTTGAGCTACATATCTATACGTTTTACGAGAATTAGCTTTTACGCGATACCAGTCGCCATACGCATTCATTTGTTTTTCTATTTCTTCCTCATGGGTATCTCCTTCATTCCCGCCTTCTTCGCTGGCAAGAAAGATAAACCGCGCAGAGTTCGATGTCTCTTCGAACTTTACGTCTTTAACGAATATCTGCGCTCCCTTTTGCACTTTCCATTCACGAGGCGGCTGCCAACGTCTTATTATATTGATCGGATATAAATAAAGGATTTCTTTCCCGGGCCAAAACCTTCTTCTTTCTTCGTCCGTAATTTGATGTTTGCTCGAGAGTTCCTTAAATTCTCGAAGATTAATCTGTCTAGATTTTCCCATCTTAATTATTCCGTAACAATACTTTCCTGAAAGAAGGTATACTGGTTCATCGATATGATTTGATAAGCGTATCGATTTTACAATCACATTCTTTTTTCCTGACCATATAAGTTCTCCGTGTGGAGGAGATAAGTATAATCCCCACTGATTAAGGATAGCAGGTTCGGATTCATGTTCAGGTCTGAATTTCTTAGAAAAATTATCTAACGCAGTTGGTACGTTTACCTGGTTTGCGTCAATCATAAACTCCATTATTGTCTCATCTTTTGTTTTCAGCGACACATTTTTTCCGAGGGACGATCCAAGAAAGTCTGCTAATTCTTTCGTTGAATGAATTGTTTTTTCATCTAAAATTTGATCTACTAACGCAATTTCTCTTTTAAGTTTATTTATTGAATCAGTTGCTGTATTAAGGTCTTGCGCTGTTGCAGAGATAAATTCTATCTTTTCTGAAATTTTTGATTTAAATTCTTCTATGAGATCGTTTTTATTCATTATTCGTTCTCTATAATTTTCTTAAGTTTTTCAGCTGGTATAAGACTCAGCATTACTTTATCCGTTAATTTTGTGCTTTCTCTTTGTTCTTCGAGAATAATCAGATTATTTTTTAGTTTTTCGCTTACATCACTTGCAATATTAATACTTTGTGAAATAAGGTTTCTAAGATCTTGGAAATTCGTTGTTACTGTTGAACTAATACTTTTTAAAGGTATCTCGTGAATTAACACTGGAATTTCTTCTGCTAATTGAATCAGTGATGTTTTTATAACTGTTACATTTTTATTCATGTTCGCGATATCTTCAAAGGAGTTAGCAATAAAGTTCAGATTATCTTTAATTCCTTCTTTCTGTTTTACATCAGTCTTTAGATAATTTTGTAGAATTTCTTGTAATTTAGTCTGTCCTGTTTTTATATCTACTACGACTTGTGATATTGCTTTTTTAGTTTCTGGATTGAATTGTGAGACAATAATTTCTATCGCTAATATTCTATCTATCATACTTTTAATCCAGTTGAACAATGTTTGCTTTTCTTTTTCGCTGAAAATCTGAGATGCTACAGCGACTCCGCCTACCCCGCTTGATGCGCGGTCAAGGATTTTTTGTATTCTTTGACCGAATGTATTTGGCAATTCGGAGAAACTGTTAGGATTCATCTTTCCCCAAATGACGCTTCCTATATATGATGGCGTTGATCCTCCGGCTGAAGCATCTCTTATTGCTTCAAGCGAATCAGTTGTCTTGTCGAACGTGGCGCCTTTAATCGTTCCCATATCGCCTCGTGTTGCTACGGTTCCTGGTATTCTTGAGTTCAGATGTGTTCCTAAAACAGCAAGTGACGGCATTGTTCCAGTAATTCTGCTATTCAAATGAGTCCCCAGCGCACTCGCGTCTGCTATGGATCCAGTTATTCTAGATTGCAAATGTGTACCTAATCCTGGTATCAAAGTTATGTTAGCATAACTAAATGTTCCTGCTCCTTTTTGATGTACCGATCCAAAGATTCTAGCATTTAGATGTGTGCCTATTTGCGCTATTAAAGAATAACTAAAAGTCCCTTCGATTGTTCTCTTCATACTTCCAGGAATTCTACCTTGCAAATGAGTTCCAAGGCTTGGAAGTAATGCAATATTGCCATACGAGAAGGTCCCCTCAATAGATTTTTTAATAGTTCCTGGTATGCGTCCTAATAAATGTGTACCAATCTGTGCAATTAGTGAATACGAGAATGTTCCTCCAGTATTTCTTTTGATACTACCATCAATCCTTGATTGTAGATGTGTTCCCAAGGTTGGTATTAAAGCTATATTTGCGTAACTGAACGTTCCTGGACTTTTCTCAATTAATTCGTGTGCGTAGAGTCTTGGTGTTTTTCCATCATCCCACAACACTACTCCGCTCCAATTGTCGGGGATATTAAATTCTGCAAGGTATGCTCCGGAACCAAAAGCAATAATACCTGAGTTTGTTCGTGCTAAGGTCAAAGATCCAGTTGCATTGATTAATCTATACCCTACGCTGCCAGTTAGTCCAGTTGTTCCAAAATCAACTGATTTTATTCTTAACATTTTTTTATATCTCTCATTTAATTATTTCATTATTCTTCTTTGCTTCCAAGTATGCCTTTTTTACAGTATCCGTCCACACCACATTAGCCACTGCCTTTACTTTATCTGCATCTTCTTTGGTTATATTAGGCGCGATTACAATTTTACTTAAATCTTGGTCAGGTGCAAGAACGGTTCTCCAATAAGTTTTAGCGACTTCTACCCCATCCTTAAATACTTTAGTCGCCATTCTTATTTGTATTTGCCCATCTTCCAAAATCTCTATTTTATCAATGACCACTTTTTCGGTATATACTGGTTCGGCACAATAACCATTTAATATCCAAGAACGCACTCTACCTCCAATTAACCCTATTGTCAAACTCGCAATAAGAAAAGCAATTAAGGATAATGATATTACTGTTAATCTAAATAATTTTTCCATTTATTCCTCCCTATCTACCCTACGCACTTGGATTTGTCCGTCCTCTAATACTTCAATTTTGTCTATTACTGATTGTTCTGAATACATAAATCCTCCTTATATTCTATATGCACAGTTAACTACAAGAATGCTCGTATCCGCAAAATTAGCATTTGTTAGTGCTGTTGCTGTTCCCGCTTCCGTAGTTTCCTCAAGGTATGCCGTTGTTGTATTTAGGGCAGTCCGTCCTTGAAACTGGTTCGCAAATGTTATTCCATCAAACCATAGTGATACCGTGGCGTATCCACCAAAAGCATTTAATACTGTGAATGGAAGTCCTGTAAGTAGTGTATCCCCCGTAGATGAGCCTTTTGATGTGAGTTGTAAGAATGCACTTACAATTACTATATTTCCTATTTTTGTGTAACGACCTTTTGTATATGTAGTTTGATAAGTTATCCCCGTTGTTCCTCCACCGAAACTCAACCCAGGTGTCCAATCCCCTTCCTCATAATCATCAAGGGTATTGGCGTCGGCAGAAGGGGCGGCAGTGGCAGGAAAAGCAATTTGCCCACCTGTCAGAGCAATAATTGGAGTGGTTATCTGTGTGGTGAAAGTTGGGGAAGTAGAAAATACCGTTAATCCTGTGCCTGTTTCGTCAGCTAAAGCAGCGGCAAGTCCTGCTGAATTAGTTAATGTCGCTTGTTTTGCATCTAATTGTGTCTGTATCGCTGAAGTAACACCATCTACGAAATTTAATTCCGTCCCTGTTGGTAAAACTGATACTGCTCCCAGAGTAAATGGCGTAGGAATAGTTACAGTTCCTGTAAAAGTCGGAGATGCAAGTAATGCATATGCAGTAAGGTTTTCATTTTTCCATTTACTCGATGTCGTTTCGTAAGTTAAGACTTCATTGTCTTGTGGGCTTGATATTGTAACGTCACGCAACTTCTGCAATTTATCATAAAGCGGTATTGCCTGTCCAAAGGCAATTATAGGTAACAGGATTGCTATTAATAAAAAAAAGATTATACTTTTTTTTCTCATTTTCTCTTTAATTATTTCCTGTATCTCCAATTTGGAACCACTTTCCACTTGCTCCATTGGAACAGACTCTACAGGAATCTCCTATCCCAAGAACCACATCTGCAGCGCCCGCTGAGGTAAAATTGGTATTAGCGTCAAGAGTAATGGTATTCGTAGCGTTCGTTCCTATATTCACTACATCCATACAACATCCAGCATTCGCTGCTGCTGGAGTAGTGAAGGTATTCGTAGTGTTAGTGGTAACAGGTAAGTCTGCGGTAAGTAACATTATCGTTCCACAAGCATTTGCTGTAATTGTATCGTTTGCTACAATGGTTGATGCGGCTGGAGGAGTAACTACAAAAACTGATGCAGGACTAGTATTACTACCAATACCTATTGCTCCTCCACTCTTAATTATTACTCTTTGTGTATTAGTTATTCCAAAAATAATATCCTTAGCTTCATAATGCCAAAGTTTTAAATCTTCGTTTGCATTCAACCATATTAGAAATCCATCATTCCAGAGCTGTCCTGTATCTGTATTAGTAATTTGTGCAAAAATATCACTACCAGCATTTTCATGTAGATGTAGTTTAGCTACGGGAACAGTTGTCCCAATTCCAAAATACTTATTTGTCGTATCCACATTCACCACTGCCGTGCCTGTAGAATTCTGGATTTGCACTGCGGTAGTAGAGTCGGTGGCGGGTTTAATTATTACTGGACCTATTAAGTTTCTCCAGTATACTTTTGTCTGCGACCACCCTTCTGCTATGCCTTCTTGGTTTGAGAAAACAATTATGGCTAATATTAATAATCCTGTTAAAAAGTAGTTCTTTCTATACATTTTTTTATACTCCTTTCTTCTTTAACGTTTTACGTGAACTTGGATCTCTGGTGTCCCTCGTGCGTAGAAATGTAATACTGAACCCATCACTGATTCTTGCAGCGATGCGCCTCCGATTATTTTCGCGCAAGAAGAATTAACGGTTCCTGCCGCGTTCATCCTGAAATAGACGTCTTCGGTTCCAAGATTAAATGCAGAAAAGTATTTGAACTGAGTTCCAAACCCAAACCTGGTGCCTGAATCCAATTTAGTTCCTCCTGCTACGCTTAATCTCTTTCGTCTGAATTCGATGTCAGAGAAAAAACTAAGCACTTTCGTCAACTGGTAATCAATACTCCCTCGCATCCTAGACCTCCTTTATTGTTAGTGGAAAATCTTCTGGTTTAATTTTATCTAACATTTCTTCTAACGTCATTTTCTCTGAGCCTTCGCCGAGCGCGGCTAACTTCTCCAATTGTTCAACGGTATCCGGTTTTGTCTTAGCAGTCTCTAAGTTACGCATACGAGGAAACATCGTAGCGTAACGTTCTTTTCCATCCTTGTCTTTAAACTTTAAAATATGAATAGGAGAGATAGTAATTAAATCTCCTAATTTCGCAGCAACGTTCGAAGCATACGTTTCTGCGTATCCATATTCTCCAGGGACTGCATTTTTAAACCCTTGTCCCATTTGCCATTCATTTTCTTCTTTCATATCGATAGGTCCTATTATATGCTGAGAATACATTGCTTCAAGTTTTTCTTCTTTATTTAAGAATGCTCCTCTGTATAAGAATGTTCCTTTTGATTCTTCTCCGCCGGCTGCGCGTTTACGACGTATACCAATTACTTTTAAAGTTATTTCTTTTACGAATTTTAATTTAGCCCAGTATTGGGTTTTGCCATTCAATGGATAAGTGGAATTTAAAACTTTCAGCATCGCTCCTTCGCTGCCAGGCGTCTTAGCAGCCTTGCGGATTGCTGCTCGTAATTCTGATTCGGTATGCGCAATATATGTTGGCATCACGTATAAATGTTTAGTGTTTACTGGTACGGCTTTTTTAATTAATTCCACTCTTTCAGAATACGGCGCTTCATTCTTTGGTCCATTAAACCATAAGCAGTCGTGTATCTTCGCTACTACTTTTTCTCTTATCGGTGTCTTGCTGGCGATGATTGCCATGCTTTCGTGGCGTGGCATTAATTTTCCGTCTGGAGTATACATAACTACTTCTGTATCTAATATTAATTCATTAGGCGTAAGTCTTCTTATTTCGTCACGGATGTCTGGCAGCATATCCGCGCGGTCGCGTTTCTTGTCTTCGGTGAACATTTTGACTTCATTACCCCGTCGGTGAATCAAAAATCTCATACCATCTGATTTTTCCTGAACCGCAATTCCCAATTTCATATATTCGCCATTAGCCCAAAAGCGTACTAAATCATCGATTGTGTTAAATTCATAAGTACCATATCCAGCTTTTGTTTTTAACGGAAGGAACGGTTTCATTAATGTTATGTGTTCTTCGAATTCTAAGCCTTCATCTTTGAGCGTCTGTCGTAATATATTAGAAGTCCATTCAAATTTATCAAGAAAGAACTGCCTGTCTTTCTCCGGGCATGATATAAGTTCAGTCGAGTTCCATCTAAAAATATCTTTCGTCTCAAACTTTCCGTCAGTAGTTAAATTTCCGCAAAGGATATAAGTATCTGGTCTAGACATACCGGCACCTTCAGATTCTAAATGAGGAAAATTTATCAGACGATTCCCGTCTACGTCAACGAGTTCGCAACGTTTCTTGTCTCTATGCAGATAACACATCTCCAATCCATGTTCGCTTTCGAGTCTCGCTTGCTGTGGCGCTGCGCCGAATAAAGGAAACGAATACTGAGGGTTATTTACAGCTAAGTCGCCTCGTTTCACCGCTACCAGATCGTATATAGCGATATTCTTTCCGTGTGAACCATCCAGGTCATAAACGAAATGAACGTCGGGTAGAATATTATGCAGAGGAGATTGTTCTGTCAATTTATTCTCGAGATCTTCATTCCTGTTTTTTAGTTTAATCACGAAATCAATATCCGCAGCTTCTGGATTTCCTTCCGCTGAAGATCCTACTAGAGATATAAAACCTTCTGAGACGACAAACGTTTTTAGTTCAGCTAATATTTCTTTGGTACGCTGCGCAACTTCTAATTCCTGTAATTTTATAGCATCTAGTTTCTTATCGACGATATTATGTTTCAAGCTGCGTTTCTTCATTTCTGAGACGACTCGGTTATGCAGGTTCCATACTTCTTCTTTATTCCAATCGCCCCAACGTGCGCCATGAACTAAACGTTGCCAGCCAATATGAAGTAACCGATGATCGTCTACTAATACCTTATTAGTTACTTTTGACGGATCATATGATTTTTTGTCTTCAATAAATTCTATTCTCATTCCGGCAAGAACCTTTCTATCAATGATAGTATTGTGTTTCTAAGTCTTCTGGTTTTACTCTTTTTTATTTCAATAACTTCTCCTGAACGTTCATCAAGCATTAATTTTCTTTGAGTTCTAAAAAGGTAATGGTTTTGGATATCTTCGAATAATCCTTTGCTGTAGGCTTTCTGATAAGATTTATCAGAACGAAATCGTTGCGGTGTAGGTGTTGTGGCCCAGCGTTTATAAGCTGCTGCGGATCGAGAAGGTTTAAATATTTCTTCACCTGGTTCTTCTACGGCTTGTTGCTCCTGTGCTTGCCGTGCTTGTTGCACTGCTTGGATTAACTGTTGTGCCTGGTCTTCTGGCTGTCCTTCAGGAAGAATTTCTTCTGGCGCGGCTCCGCCAGTTTGTTGTTGTAAACCTTTGAGTATAGTTTCCTGTACTTTCTGTTTTACCTGGCGTTCCGTAGTTTTCGATGCCTCTTCTCTTAACTTAATACCAATCGTTTTAGATATCCAATCCGGGTCTGGTCGAATGATATCCCCTGCAACCATTGCCATAACGAGATCCCGTAATAACGTTTTTGTTTCAGGCGCTATGGATTCATAATCCCATGTAGCTGGTGGTGCATTTGCTCCAAAATTGTATTTTATTAATTGAGGAATGATATATTTTTGAACATGATTCTTTACTTCTTGAAGTATAGCTTCTTCTGCGCTCATGAATATTGTAGCATGCTCTCTGGCTAGTGCGTAGGATGATCCTGCATACGGCGCTGAGAATACAAGTTCTGGCGCGAAGATTGCCCTGGCTTTCATTAAATCTAAATATTCATGTCTTGAGCGGTAATCTGCGCCGCGGCGTTGCGCCTCGAGGAATTGAACGATCCATTTCTTTTGATGCGTCAATGCGTCTACGTCTGACGGGGTTACTATTAATCCCGCATTTTTAGCTTCTTTTAATAAGTTAAATAAAATACTGATATTGCTTTGCTGACTAGTTTCCGTTGTTCCTGTTTGTGATTTCCCTGCAGGCGCTTGTCCCCAGATTAACGGGTTTGCGTATCTTTCGAAATACTGATTTTCAAAATCATAAGTAAATTTATCGATGAACCAATACATATACGCCGACCGAAACTTCGACCGTCCATAAGGATTTCCCCATCGTTTCTCATTAGTAAAGACAAACGATTTCTCTTTTGGGATAGTTACTGTTCCTTTTGTGGTATACTGCTCTAATCCGTCAAACTCGCCTCGAATCCCTTTTTTGTATTTCACTGAATCCGGGTATAAATCCAGAAAACCAGAGTATTGCCATTGTCCATTTTTTTCTTCCCATACCTTTTCAAATGCCTGGTGTCCGAATTGCAGCGCCATGCTCAAATTGTTAAGTAGACTTAACCATAAAGGTTCTATAACTATTCTGACAAATCTCGCGATGTCAGGATCTTCGCATCCTATTGACCATACTACTTTTTGCAATGGAGCTTTTATCAAAGTGTAGACAGCTTTTATCTGAGCGTCATCTTCCATTTCGAGATACGTCTTTACTGAAATAGTATCCGGGTTCCATGTAAGCCCGCCGGTAATAGAAGGCATAAACGTTCCGCCGGCTTCGCCTATTATCTCTGGTGACGGTTTTGTTGGTTCTCTCTTTTCTTCAGGCATAGATTCTTCTCCTGGTTAATTCTTCTGATATTTCTTTTGCCCTAGTTTTCTCTCCAATTATAATATCGCCTGCATTCCCGGTAAACTCATACTCAGCGCCTTCTGTATCATATAATGCTAAACAGAACGCGATGACACAATCGGTTTCTAAATTTTTATCATCCCATTCATAAAATGTTAATTGTTCAATCAACGGAGGTATATGTGGAAAAATTACGATTCTATCTTCCAGCGCCTTTTGTCCTGCTATGATTATATTCGTTTTTACTTTCGGTTTTGCGAAGTTTATTCCAACTACGAAATCTTTTAAATCCATCAATTCTTCGGGTACGTGGTCGCCTACACCGGTAACATCTATTTTTTTAAATGAGTGGTACATCTTATGGCGTTCGCGGATCCTTTGGTAAACATAGTCCCATGGTATCCTATGATATCTTTCGAACATAACTAGTTTATAAGGTTTCTCTGTAATGTCGAGCGTTATGCCGACTAAGTAATCTTTTTTGGTAGCGATATCCCAACCATCAGCATATCTGTGTCCCGGGATGTATGGACGATGAACGTACCTTTCATTCGGAGTGCATTCTATCAAATCAAGCGAAGGCTGCCTTGCTGCTTCGACGTCATCGGCTCTAAACACATATCCGCCAGCATCGATGTCTTCGCCTTCGACGTGTACTCTGATTTGGTCTTTCGTCATTTTTTCGGTAAACCGATTCCGTGCTTCATCTGAGATATTCAGGTTTTCTTTATTGGATCCGGTGAGTAAAAAATATTCTTTTGGATTAAGGCGGGCATGCTGCTTGATTTTGAAGAACCAGTTTTTGACGTAGCCAGGAGTGCTTATAAAATCAAGCATTCCGTCATGGTCCATAAGTCTGGTTTTTATTAGAGGAATAGTTTCTTCTGGTTTTTTTTCACAAGCTGCTTCGTCATAACTAACAAAATCGTACCATGAACCCCAGAGGTTAGCTGGTTGATCAGTTGACCTGCAGGTAAACGTGGCGCCATTGGACCAGACTAATGCTGGAAACGGTTTTCTTATCGGCGCTTTTTGCAGCATCCAGGATAACTCGGGTTGCGTGGTCATTAACCGTGCAGCATCTTCCCAGATTAACTTTGATTGCTCAATCGTTATTGCTACATTGCAT